GGTCAGATTCATTCTGGCAAGAAACATACTAAAAATAGTAAACGACTATATAAAAAGAAACCTAAAAAGTAATGGCTATTGAATATAGAGGTGAGAAGTTTTCAGGGTACAATAAACCTAAGAGAACTCCTAAAGCTAGTAAGTCACATGCAGTCCTAGCTAAAGAAGGTGACAAAATTAAACTCATTAGATTTGGTCAACAAGGTGTATCTGGTGCTGGTAAGAAGACTGATGCGAAGTCTAAAGCAAGACGAAAGTCTTTTAAAGCACGACACGCTAAGAATATTAAAAAAGGTAAGATGTCTGCAGCTTACTGGGCAAATAAGGTAAAGTGGTAATATGGCAAAAGTAAGTTGGATGTGGGGTGGCAAGCGTCACTACGGTACTTTAATAAGAGAAACTAAAACACATAAATATGCTAGAACAGTTAATGGCAAAGTAAAAAAAATAAAGAAAAAATAATGGCAAAAATAAAACAACAAAAAAATATTTTTGTAAAACCTGAAGATTTAAAATTATGGGCAATGGAGTTATCTGCAGCATGCGGTAGCCCTATAATAGATAAAAAACCTAACACATCTAAGATAGATACTCTTATAGAAAAATTCGTAGATGATTATAACTACAACATGATAGTTATGGTAGAAGAAGCAAACAAATTAGCTGAAGAAGAATAATGCCAAATTTAGTTTGCGTTTCTCCTGAATGTACAAATTCATTATCAAAAGGTAAAAGAAAATATTGTTCTGATACATGCAAGTGGAGAGAACAAAAAAGAGTACATAGAGCAGACAAACTTAATCGTGAATATAAACCTGAAGAAAAATCAATTAACAAAACACAAGTAGCTACAACTAGAAGAGGTGCGTTGTATGACAAATTTGTAGAAGAAGGTTATGCACTAGATTTAATTAATAACAATATGAAACGTAAAGAGATAGCAGAGTTGTTAGGTTGCACACCAGCACACATTTCTAGATTACTAGGTGCTTATCAAGAAGATATACAACAGGCAGCAGCAACACAAAGCTGGGAGAAATCAGAAGCTACCTTACAAGCAGAAAAAGACTTTCAAGATTTTAGAGATATGTATTTCCAAACAGAGAAAGGTGAACTGTTTGAGACAGCAGATTTTCACAAAGTGTGGATAGACTCAATTATAAAAGCTATTGACACAGGTGGACAACAAATGATTCTCTCTCCACCTAGACATGGCAAGACAGAACTTCTTATACATTTTGTAGTTTGGCTTATATGCACAAACCCTAATATGAGAATTATGTGGGTAGGTGGTAACGAGGACATAGCTAAAAACTCTGTATCATCAATTATGGATACATTAGATAACAATGATAAACTTAAAGAAGCCTATTGTGGACCAGGTGGTAATTTTAAACCAGCTAACAGAACAGGTAAGTCTTGGTCACAAAATCAATTTACTGTTGCTACTAGAACTATACCTGGTATCAAGTCACCTACAATGATAGGTATTGGACGAGGTGGTAAGATTTTATCAAGAGACTGTGACATAATTATTGCAGATGACATTGAAGACCACAGCTCTACTATGCAACCTAAGTCAAGAGAAAATACAAAACAATGGTGGACGACTACATTAGGTTCAAGAAAAGAAGAACATACAGCTATGGTTCTTATTGGCTCTAGACAACACCCTGAAGATTTATATTCTGCTTTGTTAAACAACAATGCATGGGAAACAATAGTAGAAGAGGCACATGACAGCATGTGTTCTCTAGCAGAGTTTGACGAAGAGAAACATGTTGACTGTATGTTGTGGAGTAGTTTTAGAACTTTTAAATGGTTAATGAATAGAAAAAATGACGCACTTACTACAGGTGGGTTAAAAAACTTTGAGATGGTTTATCTGAATAAAGCTATGGCAGAAGGACTAAATATATTTAATCCAGAGATTATAGAAAAATGTTACGACACATCAATACCACTAGGTTACATTCCACAAGGTAGTTACCTAGTTGCTGGACTTGACCCTGCTGCAACAGGCTATCAAGCAGGATTCTTATGGGCAGTAGAAACAGAAGATAACAAACCTAAGTTAACATTGGTTGATTTAGAAAACCACCAAGGTGGTGGTCTAGATGAAGCATTGGAACTTATTAAGAAATGGTATGACAGATATGGTTGTTATCACTGGGTTATAGAAGAGAACGGATTTCAAAAAGCAATTAGACAAGATGATAGAATTAAAAAATTTGCTGCTTCACAAGGTATTAAGTTAGAAGGACATGAAACACATAAAAACAAGTGGGACCAAAAGTTTGGTGTAACATCATTAGCACCTATGTTTCAAGAAGGTATTATTACTTTGCCATTTGGAGATGATGAAGCTATATCTAAATCAATACTTTATACTAAACAATTAACATACTTTGCCTCTAAAGGACAGGGTACTAGTAGGGCAATTGCATCAGATGTAGTGATGGCTTCTTGGTTTCCTATGAAAACTGTAAGAACTTTAACAAGATTAACTTATGAAGATATGTCCTATGATTACTCACCAAGTTACGATAAGTATGATACCATGGACTGGAACGAAATACCCTGGAGATAAATGACACCTGACCAAATTTTAGACAGAGCAGTACATTTAAGGAATATGCACAGAGATGCATTACCTGACAGGCACAGATTTAAAAGCATTCTTAATGGTGGTGAAGAGGGAATAGCAGAATTACTGGGTACTGAAAATGTAGATAGTGGGACTTTACCTGCACCTAACTTAATGTTATCTGCTTTAGATAGATTAGCACAAAAGATTGGCAAAACCCCTTCGTTAGATGTACAGATAACTAATGCAAGAGACAGTAGTCGTAACAAAGCTAAAAAAGAAAAAATAGAAAGAATTGTTACTTCATACGACAATATGCAAAAACTTGATTTACAAATGCCACAAGTAGCAAGATGGCTACCTGGTTATGGATTTTGTGTATGGGTTATAACATCTAAGAAAGATGCTAACGGAAACATATATCCTTGTGCAGAACTAAGAAATCCTTATGATTGTTATCCTGGTTATCTAGGTAACATGCAAGAACCACAAGAGTTAGCTATTGTACAAACAGTTCCTCTTAAAGAATTATTGCAAATGTACCCAGAACTCAAAGGATGGTACAACGACACCAAAGAAAACGACAGACAAAACCAACCAGCAGCTTTATACGGATTAGGTAATAATGACGCTAGTTGGAGTAATTCAAGTGATGACGGAGATGTCATTGTAGAATATATGAATCCTGAAGGAACATATGTTATACACCCAGCTTCTAAGAAAATTGTAGATTTTATTCCAAATGTCCTTAAATCAGGACCTGCTTTTGTTGTTGCTAAAAGATTTAGTTTTGACAAGTTACAAGGTCAGTTTGACCAAGTAGTAGGTCTAATGGCAGCTATGGCAAAGATAAACATCTTGTCAGTTATAGCTATGGAAGATGCAGTTTTTACAGAAACAAATATTGTTGGTGAGATAGAATCAGGTAAATATAGAAAAGGAAGACATTCTATAAACTATTTAGCTCCTGGTTCACAAGTAGTTAAACCAGTTACTAACTTGCCGTATCAATTATTTGAGTCTGTAGGACGACTCGAAAGACAATTGCGAGTAGTAGCAGGTTATCCAGTTCAGGATGATGCAATCTCACCTAACTCATTTGTAACAGGTAGAGGTTTAGAAGAATTAGAATCTGGCGTTGGTGCTATGGTTACTGAATATCATACGATTTTAGAGTATGCTTTACAAGAAGTTGATTCCAAACGTCTTGAACTGGATGAGATTTTATTAGGTAATAAACGTAAACCTATGACAGGTACATACAAAGGAGCATCTTTTGCAGAGTTTTATACTCCAGATAGAGATATAGATACTAACTACAATACAAAAAGAAAATATGGTGCTATGGCTTCCTTTGATGCACCTAACAAAATAATTACAGGTCTACAGTTGTTACAAGCAGGAATCATAGATAAAGAAACAATGCAACAAGAAATGGACGGACTTGATAATATTGTACAAATTAACGAAAGAATAACAAAACAAAAGACAGAAGAAATATTATTTCAAATGTTATTGCAACAATCCCAACAGGGTGATACTAAAGCAATGATGGCTGTTGTAGAAATTTACAACAATCCTAAAGGCATTGGTAGCATATTAGAAAAATTCTTTTCAGCAGTAGGTGAAGAACCTTCTCCAGAAGAACAAGCTATGTTGCAACAAGCACAACAAGCACAAGCAGTACAACAGGGTGGACCTCCTAATCTAGGTGCATTGTTAGGTGGTGGGTAATGGAGAATGATTACTTGCAATTTGCTGAAATAGTAGCAAGAAACTTTCCAGAATATACTCCACCAGCAGAAACAGAAATAAACGAAACACCAATTAGTCATATTACTTTAGCGTACATACCTGGAGTAGGCAGACTAGATATGTTGATTATTCCAGAAGGAGATGAATTTTATGGGTAGAGGAGTTAAAGGTAAGTATAAAGCCGAAAACTTTAAAGGTGAAGCTACAGAGTTAGCTGATTTAGAAAATGCTGCAATGATGGCTGGTCAAGACACCAGAGTTGTTGAAACAGAAGTTGCACCACAAGCTATAGGACCTAACCCAGGTGCTATACAAGATGTAACTAGGTTTACAGATAGACCTTTTGAATCACAAGAAACACTTGCACAGCAACCAATGATGTCAGGTATGGACCCTGATATGATATTGCAAGGCATGTATCAAGTTTTACCTAGTAAAGAAATAGCAGCTTTAATGAAATTCAATCGTTAGGAGTTCTAATGGCAGAAATTAGATGGTGGTGGCAACCTCCTCACACAGAGAATTTAGAAGAAGAAACTCAAAAAGAAAGATTTGTACAAGCTGAACAACTTGTTACTGCTTTAGAATCTAATCCTGGTATTGCTGCAAACCTCAAAGGACTTATTTCAGAAAACTTTTATCTACCTAAAGATATATTGATTGGTTCTGCTTTGATGGGACTTACTACAGAATCTCCAGAGTTAGCTCCTTTAGTAGAGCGTTGGTTAGATGTAGAAAAGACTTGGTGGGATAGAACTAAGAATGCAGGTAAAGGTGCTGTAAGAACCGCATTTGTTGGTTTTGATTCGTTTCAAGATGAGTTAGTAAAGAAACCTATGTTAGCTACACAAAAATATCTTAATGATAGAAAGCATGGTGACGGTCAAGGTTTTGTTGCAGCTGCATCTTCTTTATTATTTGACAAACAAGCACAGAGCGAATGGCAAAAGACTAGACAAATGTTAGGTCCTTCTGTTGGTAGAGATGCAATAAAGAAATCTCTTGCAGGTGAAAAGGTAAACCTAGGTGAAGGATTTTTTGGTAACTCTACATTAGCAGAGAATACTGATATATATAAAGAAATGGTTGGTAGAGGTGCTGACCCAGAAGAAGTAAAGAAGATAGTTCAGTCTTATTACGGTGAAGATATAACTAATCAAGAACAATCTAGAGACGAAGGACTAACTATACAATCTAAGAATGGTACGGTTAAATTAACACCTGCAGCCCCTATGTTTGCTAATGTACTAGAACCTGGTTCAAGGTCATACAATGTAGCAACAGGTATTGTTGATGGTGCATTTACATTGCTAGCTGACCCAACAATATTAGTTGGTGGTTATTTGTCAAAAGGTGGCAAGGTTACTAGGTCATTATCACAAGGTGATGTTTTAAAAGGTGCTGGAATAATAGACAAAGCTGTAAGAAAAACAGTACATGTTCCTTCTGCTATTGAGTATGTAACAAGAACTGCTGGAGGTAGAAAGATTGTTAATCAATTAGTCAAAGCAGATGATTATGGAACTATAAAAAGATTACTAGGTAAAAGAGGTAGTAGTGGTGCTGATGCTGTATTACATAGAAATATTAAACAAGCTAAGACAACTAAAGATGTAGAAGATTTATTAGTTGGTGCAATAGAAGCAGGAGAGATTACTAAGAAACTAAACCCAACATCTATGATATTCAGAGGCAAGGTGTCATCTAAATTAGGTGGTATGGTCGGTGGAGAACTAGGAGAAGCCGTAGGCTTGTCTGGGGCTATACGACAAAATTTAAATAACACTGCTGTAGGTAGATTGTTTGAAACATTTCCTGCACCAAAACTTTATGTCAATGACTTTAATCAGTCGTTTTTTGATTTACAAGATTGGATGAGATATGCGAGAGTAGATGATGCAATAGCAGAACCTGCTTTAGATAGAATAGCAGACCTAGCTCTTACACAAAAAGGTATAGATACCGTAGATAGAGCACAAGGTGTAAGAAACATGAATGACATTTTAGATATATGGAATGATGTACAAAAACATATTGGTGAAAAATTTGAAAATATAGGTTTGCCTAAAGAATTACAAAAAGGCATAAGCAAATGGATGGCAAGTATTGATGAAACTAGAATGTATTTTACAAACCAACTTGGAGAACTTGAATACTTTCCAGGTAGCAAGATAGAAGATTTACCTTTTGATACATATTTTTCTGAACAACTTACTGATGATGAGGCTTTAGGAATTGTATCTAAAGTATTAGCTAAGTACAAAAAATCAAATCAAGTAGATACTAATGAGCTAGATGGAATACTAAGTGACATTAAAGAGATAGCAGGAAATATTACTACACCAGAAGATAGAGCATTAGTAGAGTACGTTACAGGTGGATACTATGAAGGTGTTGAGAAAGCTGCATTAGACATAGCAGAAGAAATAGGTATACAAACAGGTGGTCGTGTGCCTTATGGTTTTAGAGGTAAGTCTGGTACTGATGTTTCACAAAGAATGAAAGAATTAGGTTTGACAGATATGTCAGATACAGATAAAGCTGCACAATTAAAAAACCTTTCTCTCGCTAGACAAAGTGCATTAGAAGAAGTAGGTGAAGAAGTTGCAAAGCTACCTAGAAGAATAAGACTTAAAACTAATACAAAGATACAAACACTTGATGGGTTAGAAAGTAAAACAAGAAACATAACAGAAAAAATTACTTCTTTAAAAACACAAGTTGATGAGATAAGTAAACAATATAAACCAAATTCAGAAAATGTTACAAAATATAAAAAAGAATTTCCTGGTACAACTACAGCAGAAGCTAAAGACGCAATTGCACAACAATTAGATGAAGCAGTTAAATCTACTAAAGATGAATTATCTAATGCCCTTACTGATAGAACAGCTATAGACAAACAAATAGGTGACTTGACAAATCAAGTTAATGATGTTGTCCCTGCCTTTAAAGGTTTATCAGAACTAGATAAGAAAAAGATTTATGACAAAGACTTTTGGGACCAAGATTTTGCAACAATGAAACTAGACAAACAAGAAATAAGTAGAGTATCTAGATACAACTTAGACAATGCTGATATGACAATTATATTTACTGGTGCTAATAAAGGTGGTCAAGGTATTAAACAAGTTATTAACTACTTGGAAAAAGGTACTCATGTTATTGAAGAAGGTATTAAAGGATTAAAACCAGGTGTATATCAAGGACATAAACCTTATGCTGTAGTTGATTTATCAAAAGGTCTTACAAAAAAACAATCAGAAGAAATACAAAGGTTTGCAGAAATTAATAATGTAAAATCACTTAATGTTTCTGGTCCTAGTAAATTTACTGGTGCAGAAGAAGCATTGCTTAAAACAGCTATGGAAGATATATTCTTTGTACAAAAAGTATTTAAGCCGAACATAACATTAGGTAATGTAAAGACTGCAATTGATGATGCTATCAACAATATAAAACCTGGTGAAGAATCAGTATATTCAGCTAAAGAACTAAGAAGTTTAGTTGAAGATATTTCAGATGAAATAGCAAACAATAAAGACTTAGCTAAAAGAGTACAAGTAAATAAAGTTCCTAAAGCAACAGCACATTTAATATCTGAATATTATGACCAAGGTCATATACCAATGCCTGATGCAAGATTGTTTATAAGAGTCTTTAGACCTATGAGAGATTTAGGTTTAAGACTAACTGGTAGAGGTAAAAATTTAAATGATGCTGATTATGAAAGACTATTAGCAAAACCAATAACAGATTTAGCTGAGTTAGCTTTAAAAGATGATAGAACTTTCTTTGAAAGTTTAAAACTACTTGTTAAAAAATCAAGAGTAAATGTAAAGAAAACTGCAGATGACGAAGAAATAGTAAACCTTACTGAAGGATTACTTACAATGGTAGGTGATGGATACATGCAACGTATATGGAAACCTAGTATTCTTTTAAGACCTGCATGGGTTGTAAGAGTTGTAGGTGAAGAACAACTGCGTATGTGGGCAGCAGATTTAGATAACGCATTTGCTCACCCTCTTTCTGCATTTGCTTGGGTTCTAGGTAGAAAGCCATCACAAAGAGCAGGTATTCTTAAAGACCAAAGAAAACTATTAAGAGATGATTACTTAGCTGATACCTTGAATCTAGGTAGAGGTGGTACAGATATATTTGATGAATCATTAGAACTTGCTATGCGACATCAACAAGCCCTAACGCAATCTCATGGGGGTATGACTCTTGGCTTTGACCCAAAGAGAGCTAGAGGTTTTACACAAGTAACTAAAGGTGACAAAAGATTCTATGGTGCTGGTGCTAAGGAGTTATTACAACTAGCAGATGACCCATTAGCTACAGCTATAGCAAGAGTAGAGTTCAATCCTGTAAGAGGTAGAGAAGAATTTAATAGACAAATTGATGAAGTCAAAAAAAGATTTTGGGATGGTGATTTAAGTCAATGGAGAAAATCGTTTGTTTCTAATTCTGATGAACAATCAAAATATACTAAAAACTTAATAACAAGTAGTAAAGTACATGCAGATTCTTATATAGATTCTATTGTTGCCAGACTACATGATAAAACTGGTGGTAGGTATAGAGCTGTAGAGAAAACACCTGATGGTAAATTTGTAGGAAATGTTTGGGATGAAAACTCTATTAAACCTAACATACAAAGTGAAAACAATATTATTGAATATACCATTATACAAGCTGGAGATGAAGAACTAATTAGTCACATTGCTAAAGAATCTAATGAATTTGTATCTATAACTAATAAAGCTGGAGAAACGCAGAACATTAAATTTACTAGAGAGATGTCAGAGTCGCAACATAAACAATATAGAGCATGGTTACAAAAAAATAAAAGTGGAGTATGGAGTGACACACATCACTTTAAAGCATCAAGAACTGACACAACAGGTGACTTTGCAAGTGGATATGACAAAGTTTTAGAAACATTGTTCTCAGGATTAATGGGTTCAACTACAAATGATTTATCACGTTCACCAGCATTTAGACAATTTTATTGGAAGTTTATGGAAAACATGTATGCAAATCTAGATGACGTTGCAAGAGTACAGGTATTAGGTCAGGCAAAAAAGATGATGGGTAATTCATTACCAGGCAGTAGAGCTAGAAAATATATAAAGAGTTTAGAGAATATGAAACAGGCAGATGTATCTAAATTACTAGGAGTAGATGATTTAAGACAAGTTGATGACTTAGCCAAAGCATTTGCTCTAACAGAAACAAAAGATTTACTGTACGATTTAAATAAACGACATGTTATTACAGACATGGTAAGACTAGCTATGCCTTTCGCAGAAGTATATCTTGAAATTGCTGGTACTTGGACAAGATTACTTAGAGGTCAAAAGACTTTATTTGGTAGAAAAGCACAAAGAAGTATAGAAGCTATGCGTAAACCTAGTTTGTTTGGTGAGTACGAAGACGAAGGATTCTTTACAACTGACCCACAGTCTGGTGAAGAGATGTATAACATGAACTGGTTTGAAAATATATTTAATATTGATAACAGTCTTAAAAATCCTGAAGGTGATGAAGCAGGAATTAATCCTATAACTGGTCAACAAACTACAGAGATACCTGATATTAATACTAAGTTAAGAGGATATGCTGGTGGCTTAAATATGGTAGCAGGAGACATTGTACCTGGCTTAGGACCATTGGCACAGATACCTGCTAGTGCTATTTTACCTTCTACTCCTGATGTAGATAAAGTTTTCTTTCCATACGGCAGACCAGAAGACGGATTAAAAGAAATGGCAAACCCTATATACTATGCTAAACAAGCTATGCCTAGTTGGTTTAGAAAAGTCATTATAGCTGGTGACTCAATGGATGCTGAGTTTCAAAGAAGTTATGCTAATACTGTAAAAGAAATTCAAAGAGCTATGTTTATGACACAGTCTTATGATGACTCTACACCAGAACAAGAAGTAGCTTCATTAGAAAAAGCAAAAAAATTAGCTACACAAAGTCTTTTACATAGAGCGTTTATACAATTCATAGCTCCTACTGGTGCTATATTGCAATACGATTATGAAATTGGACCAGGTGGTAGAGCTTATCTAGACCCAATAGAAGCAAAAGAAGAAGACCCAGAAGGTAAATACTTTGCACAAACACTATTAGCTGATGCATATTATCAGATGTTAGCTAAGTCAGGTGGAGATAGAGTTATTGCAATAGCACAGTTTATCAAGGTATTTGGTTTTGACCCTACAGCTTTATTGACTTCTAAGTCAAAACAAATTAAGAAAGTTTCTTTTACAGATGATGGAGGATACTTTAAACAACTTAATGAAACTGTATTTAAAGAATACCCTGATGTTGCATATTACATGTATCCAGATAGTCCTTTAGATGAATTTAATTTTCAAGCATGGAATAATGCATTCACTGATGGAGATAGAGTTAACCTTAGTCCTGAAGAATATAAACAAGCTGTAAGACAAGCACAAGGAAGTTTGGCTTATGAACATGCTAGAAGAGTAATAATGGACGGACCTATGTATGCAAACTTGCCATATCAGAAAAGAGTAGAACAACTATATCTAATAAGACTACAACTACAACAACAGTTTCAAGGATATGGAGATACATCAACAGCACCACGTTCGTTATCTACTGATGCAAAAATAAAACAACTTACTGAAATGATACAAAGAGAAGGCGATACTTCCATAACAATGCCTGATGGTACTACTCAGAAGTTAAAAGATATGTCAGCAATGAAAGGAATCATTAAATACTTAACAGCAAGACAAAGGGTATTGAATGTAATAAAATCAGAGTATGGATTAAATGCTACATTAAGTAGAGCAGAAGCTAAAGAATCTAGAGCTTATCTTCGAGGAGTAGCAAACAAAGTAATGTTAGAAAATCCAGACTTTTACTTTATGTACTTTGATGTATTCAGAGTAGAGATAGAAGAAGAAGTAAGTTACTATGGAGGAGATATTTAATGGCGTATACAGAAGAAGAGCAATCAGTTATTGATGATATTTTAGGTGGTCCTAAAGTAGAAGTCGGCTATGGTCGATTTACATTTGGTGCAACAAGAGATGGTTTTCAATCAAAAGATTTTGATGACGAAAAGTTTAATGATTTTCTAAGTATATTCTTTTTAGGAAATGACCAGTTTGTAAGACAATTTGCAACTAATGTTAAAAATTATTTAGGTGCAAGAACAAGTGGTGGAATGGAACCAGAAGGTACATTTGATTCACCTGATATAAGTTTAGCTGAGTATCATCTATACGCTGAAGCTGTTTATGGTATACCTTGGGACGAGATGCCACCAAATATGCAAGACGCAATTAATTTTACTTATGAATCATTAGCATATAATAATCCAACATCAGCAGAAGCTGCTTCTCAGATAAAAGAAAACGCTAATGTACTTATTGATTTACATGAAAAAGGTACACTGCCAGAAGAACTACAGCACATAAGTAGTGACATAGTAGGTACAGCTATATCAGCAGGTTATACAGACCAAGCTGACTTAGCCTACAAAGCACAGATAGGTAAAGAAGCCAAAGACGGAGAGTACATAAAAGTAGCAGCTGAAGCTATAAATTTTGATAGTGCAAAAGAATTACAAGATAAACTAGACAACGATGAGATAACTACACAAGAGTACATAGCTGGAATAGAAAACATTATAGATGCTGAATACGGTGAAGACTATGTAATAGACTTTATAAACAAAGGAATTGCTGACCCAACATCTATGGCTGGGATTTTTGGACCAGAAGAAACAAGTCCAGACCAACAAGAACAGATTCGAGCAAAACAGTATTTTGGAGAAACAGATTACTACGGTGTTGGTGAACTTGATTTAGATGTGTATAGCGAAGATACTGGGCAAGGTACTATGCCTTTATACCAGACAGGATTAGGTACTTCTTTGTTTGCTAATGCATCACCTGAAGACATAATGGATACTCAGTTGTTGTTAGTTGAATCAGGATTTTTACAACCATTTACTTTTGTTTATGGAGTGCTAGATAACAATCCAGGTGGAACAATAGAAGCTATAGAGTCAGCTATGTCAAGGTTTAATTTAAATGGTGATGGTATGGCTAGGCAGGATTTGTTTAGTATATTATTGGCACCTGGTAGTACAGCAGCAAACATGAATGTATTCTTAAAAGAAAACTTTAAAGATACTTTATCAGACTACGGTTATGGTACTGGTGCTTTCGAACCTGGCTTTGGTGGAGAAAACGCATACCAGAATATATTTCAATATACTAAACCAAACTTTTCAAATGCAACAAATGTAATATCAAATGCAATAACAGAAGGTTTAGGTAGACCTGCATCTGATGGAGAGTTGCAACAATACTTTGATTGGTGGTCTAAACAAGACTATTCATTACAAAAACAAAACTTTGATATAAGACAAAGGAACATGCAACTTGAACTAGAAGATGCAAGAAAAAGAAGAAAGTATGCTGGTCTTGGTATGAGTTCACAATTTACTCCTAGTCAATTAGAAGGAGAAGTAAATGTAGATGCAGCTATGGCTAACAGTTTCAATGACTTTATGAGAAATACTTATGGAGATATTATTACAGGGAGTCAAGCAGATGCACAGTATAGGAAGTCTTTTGCTAGCCTTATGGGTAGCCTCGCCAATATCAGTTCCCAACCTGGAAACTAATATGAAACTTACAGAAGAACTTATAGAACACATAGAAGAACTAGAAGGATTTAAAGATGAAGCATACTATGATGTCAACAATAATTTAACTATTGGTTTTGGACATACCCAAGCTACAGAGACTTTTGATTTTGTTGAAGGACAAACTATAGATAGAGAAAAAGCACTAGAAGTTTTGCAATTAGATTTAGAACATGCAGAAGGAATTGTTAAAAATCTTATTAAGAATAGTCCTAATGTATCAATAGAAGACTTTACACAAGATGAATTATCGTATGCTGTTTTAGTTTACTTCAATAGACCTTGGGCTTTAAGAAATGTACAAGGTGAACGAGGTACCTATGATGGGTTAGAGCTAATAGCTAAAGGTAATTTAGATGACGTTATTGCTGACCAAGAAGCAAAGTTTAATAGAAAGTATGATAATGAAATACCTGAGTGGGCAACTAATAGGTTGACTAAAGAGAAAAGTTTTACAACATTCGACACAACGCCAATTGATGACCCACCACCAATTGATGACCCACCACCAGAGGATAAAGAAGTATTGTATGAATATACTTCCTATGGAGTAGGTCCAGGTTTTCAAAGTTTAGGTGGAGAACTAAAACAAAAACATTCTATATTTAATCCACAAACAAAAGAAAGACAATTTTTTGATACTGACTTAACTAAAGAACAACAAGATAAAATAGATTCTGAAAAAGAAGACACTGTAGGAAACGACTTCACAAGATTTTTTAAATCATTAGGCGATACAATAAAAGAAAGATTTAGTATAAGTGGTGCTATAGACAAACAACTAGACTTTATGGAAAAAACATATAGTAGAAAAGAAACTGAGTAATGAGAGAAGAAATAACAATTGTTAAAGACGGACAGACTAAAGTTATAGAACTAGAAGATTATCCAATCTTTAAAGAAAGAGGTTGGTTACAAGAAGAAGAAAAAACATCAGCTCCTGTAGCAAATGCTAATTGGGTACATAGTAATAAATTAGTTGCAGACGCTGTTTATGTAAAAGAAGGCGTAGTATATTTTGCTTATGACATATCAAGCCTAGTTGGCTACCCAGCATTTATATCTTATGTAGCTAATGGATTAAGTCCTAATAAGTATTCAACTAACTGGGGTGTATCTGGAGATGGAGAAAACAGAGTAGGTCCTGCTATATCTAACACACCTCCAGCAGGGGAGATTATAGAAGACCCTAGCCTATCTATGACAGGTTTTACAATAGGTGGCGAGTATGCCTCAACAGCTAATAATAGTTATTCAGATTTTGTTTTTAGTGGCTTTGACGAATTAAAAACTTCGTACCCTTGGTTGTTTGATGAAGTAAATGGTCAGACACCAGGTCTTACTTTATTGTTTGAAGCCTTAGCATTAGGTACATCAGTAACAGCAGAACAATTAAGTAGAGCTGGATTAACTACAGGATATACACAAGGACAATTAGATTTCTTAAATGCTACTATTCTTACAGGAGGAGATGACCCTTTATCATTTAATTTAAATGGTGAATCAGTAACAAATCAAAAGTTTGCTAAGTTGCTAGGTACTAAAGAAGGAGAATTAGTTACAGCATTACAAGATGTTGGAATAAGTCCTGAAGTATTTAAAAGAGAAAATCCAGAATTGTACCAAAATTTATTAGACCAAACAGTCAAAGGTAAAATTACAGCTACATTGTTAGATGAGTACGTAGGATTTGTACTTGGCATAGAAGGATTTGATTTTGGTAAAGATAGTGATTTCTACCAGATTTTTTCAGGACCAAGAAGTGAACTTAATTCACCTGTATTTAATCAATCTAATTCATCATTTGCTAATGGTATGGTTGCACAAAACCAAGCTATAAGTTACATAGGTTTATCTAGATGGAGTGGGTTATCTAAAGAAGAACAAAACAATTTAGTAGAATTATATGCTAACGATACAAATACTTTTAATGATAGATTGCAAACTATGTTTGATAACGACCCAATATGGGGAGAAAAGTATGGAGGTAAAAATCTTAAATACTCTATGGTTGTTGGTCCATATAAAAGTTCTTGGCAAAATACATTTGGAGAAACAGCAGATGAGTTAGATGAATCGTTCTTAGAAGGCATAGGGTTATCACAAATAGATGCTAGGAAAAATTACAGAACAAAAGCATACAGTCAGAGAAATAAGTTCTTTATGAATAGTATGTCAGAAAATATAACTAATAGTCTAGGTGGAAATGTAATACAGTCAGCTAGGATAGGGTAATGGCAAAGTTTAATTATTACAGAAGAGACCAACTTACACCTATAGAAACAGATGATTCAACCCTTGCAGGTAGACAATTTATAGCTGATTTAGAAAGTGCTGGATACTTTCAAGATAAAGGACGAGCTATTAGAGAATCAGAATCATTAGTAGGTGGTTCAAGTTATACTGCTCCAGCATCAACAACAACCTCTACAACAGAAGAAGAAGCAATAAACCTTAGTCCTAATCAAGTGTATTTACGTTTGCCATGGCTTAAATCATATGCAGGAGATAATGCAGATAAGTTAGTAGATGCGTATATAAAAGGTTACATTGAAGGTGACGGTTCAGCTACTGCTGCTGTAGCTTCAATGAGAGAACTTCCTGAATATCAAACAGTATTTCCAGGAATAGTAAACACTGAAACAGGTGCTATCAGAATGTCAGAAAACTCTTATGTTGCAGGATTCGAACAAGTCAAAGCATCTTTAATTGGTAATGGACTTGGTGGATATGCTAAGCAAAAAGGCAGAGAAGTTTACTCAACTTTGGTAGCTAATCAAGTATCACCAAATGAATACATAAATAGAGTACAAACTGTTCGTTACAAAATATTTGACAGAATGGATGAAGGCATGAAACAAAATGTTGTGTCTGCTTATAATGATTATTATTCTAATGAGCTTGGAGAAGATGTTAAATTAGATGAATCGTCAATACTAGCACTTGCTATGGACCCTAATTTAAATACAGAGATACTACAAAAAAGATTAAACGCATCTGAACTAGGTGCAATCTATACTACAGAAATAGGACAAGATGTTTCTTTAGAACGAATACAAGAGTTTACACAAGCAGGTATTACACTTGGCTCAGCAAGAAATCAGTTTTCTACTGCAGCTACAACAGCAAGATTATTAAACACTATGTCAAGAAGACAGAACAGAGCAAGCACTGTAGGTACAGCGTCTAATGTTTTAGAAGCTACATTGTTTAAAGACGACAATTTATTAAGTGAGATACAAGCTATAGAAGCACAAAATATAACAGCTAGTTCAGTAGCTACAGGTTCTTATACAACACAATCAGGACAAGTAACAGGTCTTACTGAAACCTAAATCTAAACCTTGACTTTAGATTTATATCTTTATATACTACATGTAGTGCCTGACGAGGTCGGCACTTTAAACATAGGGTCGTAGCAGTTGGTTATCCAAGGTGTCCAACGTGTATCATAAATCCCTTGCGACATCCCTTTAATTACCTGGCGATTATTTATATAGGGGTTTTAGATGCCAGAGAAATGAGGAATAATAATGGAAGAAATTAAAGAAGAAGTAGCCGTAGAGGAAGTTGAAGAATCATTGGATAATGAAAACATTAAACAACTTAGACAAGAGTATAAAAAACTCAAAGCTGAGAATAAACAATATAAAGCAGTAGCAATGGATTCAGCACTTACCTCAATAGGTTTGTCTTCTGATAAAGGACTAGGTAAAGCAGTAACAAAACTGTATGACGGAGATGTAACAGTTGACGCTATAACAGATTTTGTTAGTAAAGAGTTTGGAGAAGTAAATGCTATTAATGCTGACACTACACCAGCCGCTCCACCTAATCAAAACGTAATTGAAGCTCAGTCTCGTGTAGAACAACTTAATAAGTTGGGAGTTGAATCAACTCCAGCAGATTCATTTTCGGATTTAAACGCTTTTATTAATAATCCAGAGACAAGTGTTAGGAGTTCTATATCTGCAAAACTGCATGCTATAGATGCTTTTGACGAACAAACAAAAAAATAAGTAATAGATAATAAACTAGGAGAAGATTAATTATGGGAGCAATATCCCTAACAAACAGTAGCATTTATGCTCAGAATATTAATAACTTTACTGGTGAATTGTTTAAAGTTGGTGGTCAAAGGACACCTTTCTTATCAGCCACAGGTGGTTTAAATGGAGGCAAGGCTATACAGTCAACCTTCTTTCAAATCCAAGCAGCTGATAATGCAACTGTATCTTCAGAACCTACTAAAGGTCAAGAAGGTGCAGCTCCAACAGAATACTTAGGTCGCGATAGGGTAGCTTACACTTTCGCAACACAAGTTTTCCATAAAGGTGTACAAATGACATACACAGCTTTAGCAAGTTACATGAACCAAAATCCATTTGACTTATCTGCAAACATTGCCAACTCCTCAGACGGAGACGGTACTGTCACAGCAGGAGACAAACTAGGTCTTTTTGGTGGTAACCCAGTAACAGACGAATTTGCTAATCAATTAGAATTAGCAATGGAGAAAGTAGCAAGAGAAGTAGAATGGTTCGCTTTTAACGGAACATTCGCAGACGGTGCTAATACAACACCAGGTTCAGGAACACGTGAAATGCGTGGACTTAAACAATGGATTGGTCTTAATGCAAATGCTAACAATACAGTAGCTCCAACATATGTTGGTGGTAACATTCACTATTGTGACAGTGACGGAGATGCAACATCTGCAGCTCGTGACCTCACATGGGATGCAATAGCAGACGGCATGAAGAGATTGTATGATGCTCATGCTCCAATGAAACAACCTGTATTGGTGGTAACACCGAAACAATTGTTAGCTCTTAACAAAGAACTAGCTAAAGGTACCATTGGACTAGCTGCAGCAATTATCCCAAGGGATAGAAACGTTGCAGGTATCGACATTGATACAGTTGTTACACCATTTGGTTCTATTGGTATGATGGTCATTGACCCTAATATCATGCCTTCAGGAACTGCTTACATCTTAGACCTTGCCTTTATACAACCAGTATTCACAAATATCCCAGGATATGGAACTGTGTTCGTAAGAGACATTGACCAAGATGCTAATGCAAGAGTTGGTAAAGCAATTTATATGGAGATGGGATTCGATTTCGGACCTCCTTCATATCACTTGCTATTTGAACAAACAAATAGCTAAAGTAAATATTGGAACTTTGGGAGTAGCTCCACCTGCTCCCTTAGTTCTGCTATAATCAAATAAATATATAAGGAAAAGAATTAATGGCAAATAAATTAGTAGGCGTAACTTACACTGGAAGTGCAACACAAAGTCCACCTGTACCAACAGATGGTATGTTGCTATCAGGATTTATACCTAACGCAGCATTTAATGGAACAACCGTTACCTTTCAATGGTCAGCAGACCAAGATGGTGGTGGAACATATATTGATGTAAAAGAAACCGATGGTTCAGCAGTATCCTATACAGTAGCTGCTAATAAACTTACAAGAGTTGACCCGTCAGGTTGGGCTTTTGCTTCAACAGGTTCAATTAGATTTGTATCAGGTGCAACAGAAGACACAAGTTCAGCAATAACAGTATTACTCAGAGACGCTTAGTACCATGAGTACTACTATAGGTAATCTAGTTGATAGGGTTTATCGAGAATATCTCGAACCTATGGACGATTTACAACCATATACAGTTTTAACAGCTGCAGTTAGCAGCACATCTGCTACAACTATTAGTTTTAATGGTGACCTTCTTACACAAGAAGAAGAAGATATGATGGACGCAGGTTCTATTATTGAAATAAATCAAGAACTTATGTTATGTAGTTCTATCGATACTATTAATAATCAAGTTACAGTTGTAAGAGGAGTCAGAGGTTCTTCTAAAACTACACATGCTGATGGAGATACAATAAAAATTGCTCCACCATTTCCTAGAAAAGTTGTTTTTGATGCAGTAGTTGACCAGATTAATAACCTGTTTCCTACATTGTTTGCTGTAGAAACACAAACAATAACTACTTCTAATGGTTATACATTGCTAGGTTCATACGATTCAATAGGTACACACAACTATATAGTTTCTATTATAGGTGCAATATCTCAGTACACAGATTTCAGTTCTGGTTCTGATACTACAGGTGTAAACTTTGCTACAGTTGCATCATCTTTAATCGAGTTACCTAATCCATTTGTTTATACAGATTCAGGTGGAACAGAAAGAACATACACATACACTTCAGGACCTAGTGTTGTACACGCTATTCAGTTTAGTGGTATAGCTTCAGGTCACACAGCATTTGTAACCTTTAAAAAGAAATTTATAGAACCTACTGCAGAGTCAGACACGTTAGCAACTGTGGGTTTAGAAAACGAATACGAACCTATAATTATGGCAGGTGTAACAGCTCAACTTATTTCTGGTAGAGATGTACCTAATGTTACTGCAGATTATATATCAGACCAATTATCTGTTGCTTCATATCCAGTAGGAAGTTCTAATAGTCTTAGAAATTCTTTATTGCAGTATCAACAGTTATTATTGAATCAAGCTAGAAAGTATCTAAGAGCTAAGTATCCAGAATCAGTATCTGTAGATGGTTTGGTTTATGGAATACAGTCGTAATGCCAAGACTAACTACACAGTCTGATGTAATAAATCCACAAAGAAAAGGTTATGATTTTAGAATAGACGACTTTCTTTTAAGAGCATCTATTGGACCTTCACAAGATAGGCAAATGATTATACAATCTTCTGATGTAGGTCAAGAAGGTTCGGTTAATGTTAAACAAAATGCTGAAGATTTTACTACTAACATAGGTAGAGTATTTTCTAGAAATGACTTTAGTGGTGGTAGTAATCTAGACAAAGCACACAAATCAGATATTACACCTAGAGATAATACTAGATATTGGGATAGCGAAAACATAGACGTATTCAATAGTGATTTAGGAAAAGCATATAACATATCTTTACTTAACTCCACAACAAACATAAGAACATTTAGTGATGCTGCTAATGATGACAACTATGTAGCTGTTGTTGGCACTGATATTTATGTAGCTGATGAAGCTGTACTTTATAAATCAACTAACAATGGCAGTAGTTTTTCTACTGTAACGACTGGTATAACTGGTGGTTACACTATAAAAGCTATGGCTGCACATGGCACTGGTTTGTACATAGTTACAAGTAATGGTAGTGCTTCACAAATAATTTTATACAATGGTAGTTCTGCTGCAACTAAACTTACAGCAGCAATATATGATGGTATATGGTCTGTAAAAGGACACTTAGTTGTGTCTATAGGAACAGCATTACATGATTATGATGGTGCTACTACCGTTGCATCAGCAATGTTAACTTTACCAACAGGAGAAACGTGGACAGACGTGGCAGATGTTGGTGCAGTAATGTTAGCTACAGCTACAGATGGAAGAATATATTCTATAAAAGACATAGCAGGTACACTAACAGCTAAAGGTCAAACAGAAATATCAGGAGAAATACCTACATGCGTAGGCGAAACACAAGGAATAATATTCTATGGTACAAAAGTAAATCAAACAGGTGCTAAAAAAATAGGTAGATTATACCGTGCAAATCTATCAGTTGCTGATGACTTGTATGTATTAGCAAACAATCAATTAATTAAAGAATGGGATATAGATGGATTAGATGCAGCACCTAGAGAAATTTTTGTTACAAGAGATTCTGTCTATACAGGTATAAAAGAATCTGCAACTGTAAGCAATTTGTGGAGATATTACTTACCTACTGCAGGTATAGCTAGATATTATAAACTAAATGCTGGAGGTTTAGTACAGGGAATTAATAAAGTAGATGAAAGATTTATTGCTTCTGTAAATGGTAGTGGTTTGCATCAACAGTCTGCTACAAGTTTTGAAAGTGAAGGGTACTTAATTACGTCACCAGCTGATTTCTTTACAGCAGAAGCTAAACAATATGTAGGTGTAGAAGTAGAAACAGAAGAATTGACAAACAACAATACAGTAGACATTTTTGTATCAAATGATTTAAAGGCTATAAATGATTCTAATGATAGTTCGTGGTCTTTAGAACTTGAACAAAGAGATGGTGTAGGGGGTGTAGAAACACAGATGAGTAGAGTTGCACGATATGTTACAGCAAAGATAGTGTTAAAATCTGCAACTACAACATCAACACCTAAGTTACAATCTATACAGATTCGTGCATTAGGTAGACCTGAGCTAGTAGTAGTACAGATACCAGTCAATATATCTGATAGAGTTGAAAGACCTTTTAGAAAACCAATTAAAGTTAAAAATTTAGGAGAAAGTATCTATCAATCTTTAAAATCTAAAGAAGGAACTGCTGTTACCTTAGAAATATTTGACCCTGCAGAAACAATAGTTGGAGTTGTAGAGAAAATAAGTTACCCTATAATTAGTAACCCAAACGTTGGAAGCGTGACACAGTATGCTATACTGACGGTCAGAGGCACAAGACAGACAGCCTTTGCTGCTATTACATCAGGTGATGTTTATGCAGTTAATGCCTTTGCAAGAATGAGATTTGGATAAATGGTAGCAAGAGAAACAAATTTAGTAAACGCTT